GCCTTCATTGCCTTATTTGTCATCTCAACGATATCAAGCTGGGATACCTCAAAATAAGCTATCGAGTCGCCAAGCCCCTCAGAGATCAAAAAGTTTTTTAATTCGGTGGGCGTCATATTTAATAAGACTTGCCCGCGTCCTTCTTTGATTATTCTGGCGATGGCGTCTTGTAATTTCTTTGTCGATTTTGTGAGTTGTCGTTCAAATTCTTGAGCTACACTCACCTCTTTTTTTAGGATATCTAACCTTGATTTTATCAAGGCTTTCATATCTGGATTTGATTCGGATTCGAGTTGTTTTTTGAGATCATCGATAGCCTCTTGATCAGCATCTTTCTCAGCTAGGGAGACATGATGATGAGGATGATGCCCACAATGAAAACAAAACATAAGAATCCTAAAGCACTAAGCAAGGCAGTCAGTGAGCAAAAAGCCATAGTTTTGAGCGATAACTTTGTCTTGATGAGTATGTTCAAGCCATACTGTTCTCTTAGTCATAGCTAGATCATCATAAGCACCACTTGAGAAGCCAGCATATTCAAAATTAAGAGCAGCTACGGGCATGACTTTAGTGCCATTTTTATTGCTTACTGCATCGCTACCCTTCATGATGCCCATGAATACGCTATCATCTGTCCAGATTTGAGCTTCGCTTGAAGTCAAGCCAGCGTTTGCTGTTTCTTTGCGAGCAGAGCCAACAAACACATTTTGCACGCCTAAAACTTCTTTGAGAACGCTGATCACCATGTTGTCTTGCATAATTCTATTGCCTGCTGCTGTACCTGATGCGGTTGAGCCAGCTGTGAAAAATCCTCTGACATCTGGAGCTCTAGACAAAGCACGCAAAGCGCCATAACCGAGAACGAGAGTATCGGGCAAAATACCATGGGCATTTGCACGAATAACATCGATAAGAGCGTGAAGATCGGTTAAAGGCTCTGCACCAGCGCTATTCCATTGAGTGCCCTTTGATCCATTGCCTAAAGATGCCACTGTTGATGTATATGATCCCCAGTTGCTAGCACTAAACAATAAATTTGCGAGGCGTGATTCACGGGCTAAAAGCATTGCTCTTTGTACTTTTTTAAAGCTTCTTGTTTCTTCATTACCGGGATATTGAGAATAAGCGATGTCTTCTAAAGCGATGCTATCGGACAAAGAGTAAATTTTAGCGCTATATGTAGTGCTAGTACGATCAAAATTACCGATTGTTTGACGACCAGCGCCAGGAGCTCTTTCTGCTGATACATCTGGAGCGCCCATGAAATTTCGTGTTTCTTCAATAAGAAGAGTACCAGTGGGGCCAACAGATGAAACATCAACCTTTTCAATGACTTGATCTGCGATGAGTTGACCATCACTAGGGATCGCTTCAATGGCAAGATTTTTAAGAATTTCGTTGACTGGATGAATATTGCTATAGCTAGGATTTGCCATGTTATACTCCTAAAGATGGGCTAAATAAAACTTCGATTTGTTCACCGCTTGAGCCAGCCACATTGACATCATTAGCCAAGAAGCGACCTGCAATGATTTGAGTGCTTGCGCCAGAGCCGTCATAAGCATAGACTTTACCAGCGAGACCGGGCATAACAAAGAAATGAGTACCGGCGGTGATAGCGCCCCCAGCGATACATCTTGTTAAGCCTAAAATGCAGACATTGACAACATCGCCACTTGAGACGGCTTGTTGAGATACGCCTACAGGTACATCGGTAGAGGCTGTGCATGGAGTCACTTTGCCATCAGAGTCTTGCTTCACAAGTTGAAAAGCGGTGATGCTGGCAGATGCCACGAATGATTTATAAATTGATTGTTCGTTGAAAGCCATTTTTTATACTCCGAAATAGTTTTTATAGGCTTGTGGATTTTCATTTTTAAAGAGGTCAAGCGCTTGAGCAAAAGTGATGCCTTTTTCTTTTTGAATTGATCTAACTTGTTCACTCAAAGAAATAGGCTTGCTTGCTTCAGCGTGTCCGACTTCGGATAGATTGACCGCTTGATTTGCTTGTCTCTCAGAGAACATCTTCCAAAAAGATGGGCTTTTGTCCTTGAGGTCGTAAGCCTCCTCGGCTACTGCTTTCTCGCTTGGCGCGATCTTGCCAGTATTTAAGAGGGCATCGATAGCGTTCTTGCGTTCAGCGCCATGCTTTTCAGCTTGAAGCTTATTAACTTGTTCATTGAGAGCGGTGATCTTGATAGACATTTCGTTCATCAATTTGACGCTAGCTTCACTCATCGCCTTAGGTTTATTGTCCATTGTAGCGCCCATAGATAAAGGCGAGTCAGCTGGCTCGTTAGGTTCTTGGGCGTCTTCTTGCTTTGCTGCTTCATACTCAGCCTCAATCGCTGATAACTTGGCTTCTAGTTGCTTGACGAGTGCGTCTTTTTCTAAAAGCATGGCAATGAGCTCATCGGGGCTTTTGCCTTGTAATTCTGTTTGATCCATAATTTTCTCCGTTAAAAGAATACGATCTATTTTTGACTGTGATTGTGCTGGTCTAGGCGTTAAGGTGACGGCTAAAAGTTGGGCATCACCTATCTTATTCCCACCATCTCTAGCATAGACAGGGCCTATAATAAATTCGGGGCTAGACCATAGATTGCCCTCAGACTCCTCAACGATTTGAGCGCCCTTGGCTGTATAAAGGGGATAGGCATAAAGCCCATTATCCTTGATTTCAAGATCAGCTATTTGCCCCAGAGCCATAGACACATCAGGGCTAGACAGGCTAGAGGCATAAGGCGAAGAAGCATGATTCCAATCAATAATAACATGATCATTATTTTTTCGCTCATAAAATACCCTTACGATTTCATCTAGGTCTGCCATTGTGATAGTGCTTATTTTATTGCCATTCATGCGAGAGTTTACATCGCCTAAAGCCAGTGTTAAAAAAGGTTTGCCTTTGATAAGGCTGGCCACTGGTCTCAATTCGCTCAGTGCCTTATATTCTTGGTCCGCTTTATCCATTTGTCCTACCACTTTTTTAGCCCATGTATAGCCAGCATCACCGCCCCAGCCATCCCATGCCTGTCGCCCTTTGCCATATACCGCCCATGTTGAGCCTTGTTTATCGACTTCATGACGGGTAAAATAGGCAAGCATACGACGCACAGTATCCGGCGAGAGCTGTTTTGCATTGATTAAATCTCTTGCTCTTGCGATGCCTATGGGAGTCATACCCCTTTGAGATGATGGCTTTTTTGCCCGATTATCTAAAGCGCGTTTAGCAGCTTCTTGAGCGCCTTTAGGTGGGGTAAAATCGATATGGCTATATTTATCTGGAATCGCCAAATTCATTAACTCGGTCGAGTTTTTGAGTTGTTGATTGATCACTTGTTTTTCAAATTTACTCATCTCTAAGACTCCTTAAGCGCTCTGCCATAGCAAGAGATGGGTTTTGTGCCACTTGTCTATCTTGGCTAGTGCGCACCGCTTCAATGGGTAATTCGCCCGCACCTATTCTTTGTCTTATCGCGCGCTCTAGATTGTCGTCTGGGGTAAGCAGTTGACTTGATACTAGGGCTGGCAAGCTATTTAAGGCATCTGTAAGCTCATCATTGTCTAGGCCTGTATGCACTAGACGGGGAAGCCTTGAAGATTCGATCTTGCCGTAATTGAAATTGATTAAACGCCCTATTGTACCACCACCGGCACGATCTTGCCCAGATATAGCAGATGCGACTAGATCGAGAAAGTTTATGCATGCTCTTCTAAATACTGATAGATGCACTTCACCGACCGACCTAGCGCCAGTGTCCGAAATACCTAGATTCAAAAATTGAGCCATGAAAGCTTGAGAGATTTGATTATCGCACTCTTGAATAACTTTGAGCGCCCCGTCTGGATTGAAGCCAGCTTGACTGCCAAAAGCCGAGAATTTAACGGCTGTATTCTCCACTAAATAGGATTGCTCTTGAGCAATATAAGATTGTGCCTGTCGCACTGCTTCATTGATCATCTCGCTAAGTTGCCCATCGGTGAAGCCGGATCGTTCAGCGACTTCTCTATCAACAGCCACAACAGGCGTAGGGATAGCCCAGCGCTCAACGCCCACCGACAAGAGATTTGCT